CGATAGATTGGCGTGCCATCATGCATCTCGCCGACCTTCTCGGCGTCATGCTTGAGGCGCTTATCAGAGAAGAACGATGCAGGAGCAGTCTGCGTCTGGGTATTGCCAGATAGCGCACCAGTACCCATCGCGATGTTGGCGAGGAACTGAGCCTGTTGATAGGGATAGCCACGCTCTTGCAGGAACTGCTGATAGAGAGCCGTATTCTGAGCCTGTTGCGTCTGCTGACCAAGTGTTCCGGCCTGAATTTGAGCCTGTGCGCCCTGTAATGCAGCGGCCTGCGATCCTGTTCCCAAGCCAGCCAAAGCCTGCGCCGTACCAGCACCCTGCCCATACAGTTGTTGAGCAAGAGCAGCCTGTTGTTGAGCAGTACCAGCACCTTGGCCGTAAAGTTGTTGGCCGAGACCCTGCAAAGCCTGACCCGTTTGCAGACCAAGACCAGTGACATTTTGCCCCAAAGAGGCTGCCTGCTGTGCGGCCTGAAGCTGTTGACCAAACCCAGTTTGGCCGAGGCCAGAAAGGAGCTGCGCCTGTTGAGCGCCCTGTCCATAAAGCTGTTGACCAAGGCCAGCCGCTGCCTGACCAGCGCCGAGCTGCTGCCCATATTGCGTTTGACCAAGTTGCGAAAGCGTCTGAGCGCCTTGGAAACCGAGACCTGCAAGACCCTGACCAAGACCAGCAAACTGCTGACCAGCCTGAAGTTGACGAGCAAGATTTTGGGCTTCGACACCCTGCTGACCAGCGGCAGTCTGCACGGCTTGTTGATAAGCCTGTGAATAAAGCGGAGCAATCGCCTGAGACGTTGCCAGCTCTTGCTGACGAGCAAGATTTGCCCGCTCAAGACCAGCACGGTCCCCACCGAAAGCGCCCGCCCTAATGGCCTGCGCCTGCTGCGCTGAACGTTCCTGACCCTGTTGCTGCCTCAAAGCCTGCAATGTCGGCGACACAACAGATTGAACATAGGGGTCTTGATACTGAGCAATTTGCTGCGGCGTCAAAGCACCTACGCTACCAGCACCAGCGCCGGTTAACTCAGATGCGGCACCATAATACGGCTGTGCCTGCCGTTGAGCGCCCATTGCAGAACGCAGTGCCGCCGCATTTGCGCCCTGTGCCGCGCCCGGCGCTCCCGTAATGGCTCCAGCGCCATAAGCTTGAAGAGGCGCGGCCTGATATGGAGCAGCATAGGCAGCGCCAACGGCAGGAGCATTTAAACCGCCAGCATATTGGAGACCAGCACCAAGCCCTTGAGTTGCCATTTGATAGTATGGAGAGGCAGCGGCAGGAATTTGCCCGTAAAGTTGACCGGCAATGTCACTATACTGCTGCCCCTGAGAATAACCCTGAGCCAGTGGCTGATAGGCAGCAAGAGTGCCTGCCATGCCAGCGGTCCCAGCCTGCTGCAAGCCCTGTGTGGCGGCTTGGAAGAAAGGCTGTGCGGTCTGAGAATAGTTGCTGGTGGCCTGAATACCGGCCTGTTGAGTTGGATTTAATGGAGCGACAAACTCGCCGCCATACTGCTGGAAAGGTGTTTTGGCGGCTTCTTCAGCACGGGCGTTAACCGAATTATACCGCGCCAGAACCTCTGGTGGGATTTCGGTCTTCGTGGTTGTTGTCTGAGTGCCGCCACCACACATATCAGTGTTCCTTTACCGATCCGGTTCCGGGTGTTGCGCCATAAAGGAAGAACGTCCCCGATGGCTTACCAAATTGACGCTCGTAAAGCCGAGCCTTTGCCTCTAATCGGTCATTCGACAGAATACCAATAATCAAAGGCATTTCCAATTGGTCCGCAACCCGCTTAGAAAACTCACAGAGGCGGCGAGCGCGGCCTCCTTTGACACTACGGAAGTCAGGATGGATGAAAATTCCTTTCTCTTCCAAAACCTTTTCAGAACTATACCACATGGCACCTGTTCTGAGTAGGACCGCCCCTTCAATTTGACCGCCTACAGGGCCAATCACGCCCACAATTCCGTTCTCCTGATGAAGAGCTGACCAAATCTCGGCCAAAATCTTTTCGGGGTCATAATTGACGAAGGCCAGCTCCTTGCTGGCATTCATGGCTAGGTCCATCAACTGATGAATATCGCTTGGCACACCAGCTCGGATATTCAGGTCATCAAACATTCAAAAGTTCCCCTTTAATCTTTCTTTGGGCCGGGAAGCTTTCTCAGCGTCTCGACAGTTTTGGCTCTCATTTTCTTAACAAAAGAGTCGAGAACCTGATGCCCATTATCGAGGTTTCCCTCTCCAATGTGAACGACATCTTCAGGCGCAATAACATATTCCCCACCCGCAGCCACAATCGGCACAGGAGGCTCTGTAGCCCCGCCATCAGCTTTATGAGGGATGCCTAGTTGGGCATCAAGGCCCGGCATTCCTGACATTTCGGGAGCGCGGCTGAAGATGGTGTTGGCGACCTTAAATCCTGCCATTGTGTTGCCTTCGCCCATCGCCGAAATGATGTCGGCGGGAATGACGTAAGCACCAGAAGGAACGTGCATAGGAAGGTGGTCCGTCCTCCCTGCAACAGGACTGTGGATCGGCCCGACATGAACTTTCTCCGTGCCACCCTCACCGGGGTTGCCAAAGAAAGACACGCCACCGCGAGCATGACTTTCACGAGCCGTTTTTAAAGCAATGGCAATAGCCTGCTTTTGCGGTCGGCCAGTATGAACAAGCTCACTAATGTTGGAGCTTACAGTTTTTTGAGAAGAGCCTTTTTTTAGCGGCATGGTTTACCCCGGAGTGTATGTGACGTTGATGGACTGACCCGTCCCCGGAACAATTGTTAGGCCGTTTGTAAACACCATCCCTACAGGATAAATACCGACAACATTAGGTGTCGCGCAAAGAGCGTTTGTTGCTGAAGGCAACACTGTAGATGAAGCATTATTGATTAAGCCACTTGCGCTTCCAGCAACGACCACAGCAAAACTAACAATATAACCTTTGCCACTAAATATAATTGTGCTGGCCGTAACGGTGGACGAGGTGGCTATCCCCTGACCACGAAGGTTGCTTTGAGAGACGTTGTTGAGCGCAACAACACCATTTTTTTGAGTAGTTAGGATGTCACTAAGAGAGGCTGTCATTAGAATCGACCATCCTGCTGGAACCGATAGCGCATGTTTCCAAGTCGCCAAAATGACCCAATGTCGTTACTGTCAATTTTTACCGATACCAAACGCCCTCTAAACCGAGGTGTAATGAATGTTGTAGCCTCAGTGAGAGTATATGGCCCATACGCTGTCGGTGTCTGACCAGCATAATCTGTGACATAAAAAGTAAGGTTTATATTTGCGTCTGGGTTGCCGCCGTAATAACCCCATTTCATGTCCGGCCAAACTTGGTCGATAAACATTTTATTGTCAGCTTCGTTGATGACAAAGTAACCAGTTTGAAAAGACGAATCCATCGGCTGCCCATCAGCGTCCGGCGATGTCTCATGCTGATAAATGTATCGGTTTGTGCCTGCGCCGATAGGTGGTCCAAGAACGGATTCATTGATCCATGCGGTTCTGGCAAGAGTGCCAAAATCCCACTGGTCCAAAACAACATTATATTTCACATAAGCATTGATTTCGCCGCCGTTGCTCTGGGTTGGATAATACCAAGTGATTTCGCCAAATCGGCTGTTTGGCGCGATCCTGATTTTATCAAGATTGGTCGTGTCCAAATCTTGGAAAATGACATCCCAAATAGGGCAACGGATTGGCTCAACGCCACCGCCAGATAGACGATAGAACTGGCTCTGCCCCATCCAATAGACAACACCACCCATCGACCCAGCCGCCTTGCGCCCAATTAAGCCGCAACCTGTGCCAAGTTCGTTGAACTGATAGACATATGGAGGGCCGACATATTGCATGGCCCAAATGCCAAGGTCGGTCCAAATCAAAGCCTGCTGGCCCGCTTGGATGCATTGAACGATGCGTGACCCTTTAGGAATGCGATACGAGCCAGCTTGGTTTGTCAGGGATGCAATCCAAGAATTGTAATTCTCAACATCGCACCAACGGATCAAAAGCGGGTCTTTAATGCCATTGAAGGTCGATGACCAAGCAATGATTTGACGCTGCGGCATGGCAACAAATGCGCCTTCATTAACCGCAGGAGCGTCCCCAATAATTGCGGCTCTTGGTGATCCTGATGTTGGCGACCACGCATATATTGGCCCATTTAGCGGGCAAGCAATTAAAGTCTCACCCCAGTTGTCCAGCGTCCAATCTACAGCATTGATTGGCGTTCCGGGTACAATGACGGGAGCGACACCCGTTCCGTATCCACCGAGACCATACCCTCCAACACCATATCCAACGCCACCCGGAAGAGCGCCAACACCGCGATAATAAACATAATGGGCGCTGCCACTGTTCATGTATCCGCTGGTCGATGAAGAAGCATTTAAGGTGCCAGCAATTTTAAATTGGCTGGTGCTTACAACTTCTTGAATACTGTAATTGCCGTAAAAGGTTATGCCACCAACCGTTGTAGCAATCAAAACAGGGAATGATTCCCCCGCAACATACCCGTGGTCCGCTAGTGTGACAGTGACAACATTAGTGCCGTTCAATGTTGTAAAATTAGCAACAGCGCCGCCATTGGTAACGGTTGATGTAGCCAATTCTGGTGCGCCGGTAACATCAGTCGCATAGATTCTATATGTATTGGCACCAATGGCATAACAATAATACTGGCCGAACAGGATAAGCCCACCGACACTAATTTGGGTTTGGATGTCAACGACATCATAACTGCTAACATTACGGCCCGTGTCGGTAATGACAACCACATCACTGCCAGACGTTGTTGAAACGTTTACGGCAACATTGTAAGTGCTTTTCTCAGGTGTGATATTTATCGAAACGCCGCTAGTAACAACTTGCAGCGACCCACCCCCATTACCTTCAGCGCCAACGCCAAGATACGAATTAGCGTTTGTGTCTTCCCAAGCCCAAAGGCAGCGAATGATAGAGCTGAAAGTATTAGGAAAGAATTTAGTCCAGCCGCCAAGTTTTTGAACAAGACCACCCAGCGTCCGGTCTGGGATAAACCGAATCAACTGGCTTTCAGAGATAGCCGCTTCGTTGAGGGTCGGTGTTTTGTTTTGATCAACGCCGGGAAGTAACTTGAACGAGGCGCGTGGCATACATTACCTCGTCGGTGTGGCGCTGATGGACGGTTCCTGCGAAGACCAAGCCGCCGCTTCAAACTTCTTCCTGTTCTCTTCCAGATCAGCTTTAGCCAAGAGAGCTTGGTACTGGCTTTCGTAGGTCACAGCCATCTGCGGGTCATCATTGGCGCGACCAAAGTTGCGCTGATAGGCCGAGATGTAAATCATGGAGGCCATGATGAAGAGATCAGGCAGATACAAGCTGATGAATGTGGTCGTGTTGGTCGCTGACAAGCTATCTGGGCGATAGGTGCCGACGATCTCGCAAGTGTAATTCTGGTTAGGATACGGCCCTACAAGAAACGTATAATCATCAAAAGGAACCCAATACTTAGGTATACCGCGATTAGCCGCAGCGCCTGACCCATAAACGGCATCCAGAAATTCTTTAGTCGTGGGAAGCAACGGTTGACGAGTCGCCGTATCTGGGTCGCTGGAGCCAATAAGGACATTGATTTGCTCCGGCACGACAAAAGTTCCGGCTGGGACAGAAATCTGACGGTTTCCCACCACCAATCCGTAAGCTGTCGTGGAAATAGAGGTGAACAAGAAATCCAGATCACGATACATGCGGTTTTCCGCATAGGTGATCATTTGTGGCAGAATGACCAAAAACTCAGGGTTGGTCGGCTCCACGACTGCCATTGTGGCAATCTGCTGAACATAGCTAGTGGTACCAGCTACTGTGCCATTGTATGACAATCCTGTGGTCATTTGGGGAACTCCGCTATCCCGCTGTTATACCACGATCACTCAGCTTTTGCCATCTGGAGGCCAATGCTCTTAACCTCTTCTACACGGCGACCCCAGCCCTTGCCAAAAGTATTCCAAGTCGGCAGTCTTTGGAGGAAGTCCAAACGCATGTCGCAGATGGCATCAACCGTCTGTTCTGGGTCGCAAGCCAAAATGGCTTCCATAGACTTGGGGCCAATTACACCATCGGCATGAACCCCAGCAATTTGCTGAAGGTATTTAGCGGCACGACCCGTACCAGAATTGACCGCCAAATCGTAAGCAGCATAGTCCACTCCTGATGGAAGTTGATCGCCCTTGATCTTGTCCCAATAGTTCTTTTTATACAAAGGTTTAACAACGTCTGGAGTTAACGCCCGCATCTCACGCTCGTCAACTTCTCTGCCGACAAACTCCTCCCAGACCTTTTTGGTCACGCCAAGATTTGTCATGCCGCCGGGGTCTTTTGGGTTGTTCACATAGCCGCCCTCATGTTTGAGGACCATCTGAAACGCCTTCTCCCAATTCTCCGCAGCCATCTTATTTGTCCTTTGTTGCCATGAGGTCCGTCTTGGCCTTTGAGCCGGAAGATGAACCAAAATAGTAGGCGATCACGCCTGTAAAGGCCGTTTGCAAAGCGCCAAGCATCAATAGCAATGCCTCATTGCCGTTCTTGGGGACGCCATAGACGAACATCCAGAACAAGCAACCAAAGAAGCCAACCGTGATTCCCGCAGCCAAGACCTTTGGCATGTGGTCCTTGATCTCCATTTCGCGCTTGCGGGCGCTGTCACGATCACCGGCACTGATGCGCTCAAGATCGATCTCAAGTTCCTTCATGCGAACTTTAAAATCAGCGTCAATTTTTTTGACATCAGCCAACTGTTGCGGTGTGGCATTTTGAAGAGCTGTAGCTACGGCCTCCTGATCGCCATCTTCATGGCCTAACAGGACGTTGGAAAGGGTTTTGACGGCAAGGCCAGCCAAAGGACCGCCCATAGCGGTCGCTAATGTCGGCGCAACTTGGCCCAAAAGGGGACCTACGGTTTTAAGAATGTCCATTCTAGCCTCCTATATTCGCGGGAATACACGCGCCACGAATTGCGAGATTGTACGCATACCCTCGCTTATGAGTTTCTTTGAGATCGACCAAAGCTCTTTGACACGCTGCATCATCTTGCATCACCATTATGGGCATGAAGTACATAACGCCAGCCGTCTGAACGTCAAACATCCATGCAATTAGGACCACCTTTAAGGTGATCGGCTCCATCACTTCACCTTCTGCTCTAAAAGATGAATGCGCTTATCAAGTTCGCCCCGGATTTTTTCTAGGTCAAACCGGATAGCGGCGCGGGCTTGGGCGGCATCAGCAGCCATATCCAAGCGGCTCTTATCAACCAATGACATCGACCGTTCACGGTCCAGTGTCATAGCGGCGCGGGCCAAAGCAGCATCACGCTCTACCTTGTCGATCTTGTCGTTCAACTGTTCCCTAATCTGAGCCATGTCGATTGTCGTGCCTTGTGGAGGGATCGCCTTGTTATCGGCGTTCACAACAACCGCGACTTTTGATTTTAGCTGAATGATCTCGTTGTTAGCCCCAGACAGGGCGTTCATAAGATACACAACGCATGAGAACAGGATCGGGACACCAGCGAACACGATCTTCTCAACCAGCGCACCCTTGCTGGCTGATGCAGCCATCTCAAGGGCAATCTTCTCTTGTTTCTCTTCTGTCGTGGTCATTTGTCTGCCTTTGCGTCCAGCTTGTCAAAAATCTGTTTCAGGATGGCTTTGATCTCGCTGATGTCGGCACGATAATCGTCTTTAGCGACATATTCTCTTGGCAACTCCGCAATGCGGTCTTCCATCTTCTGAAGTTTGCGGGTCGTGGAATTAAACACGAACACCGCGAGAAACCCCGCGATTGAAACGACCACATTAAAAAGCTGCTGGTTATCCATCACGCCGCGTCCTCTAAAGGCATCTCACCCAGCATCCATTTTACATTATTCTGGAGCCGGATGTCATGCGGTTCTAATGCCACAGCGATCTTCGCTTGTTCAATTGCCTTGTCTGTGAGGCCAAGATGCCACGCGCCAATAGCCGCCAGATCGTGAGGTTGAGCGCCCCAGACCGCCGGATCACAGGTATAGACCATAGCCCGATCCGTGATGCGTAATGCCCGCATGGCATAGGCGAAACACTCCTCCCAACGGTGCTGGCGGTACATCAGCATTGCCAGCTCGCACCACGGTTCGCGGGTATTGGGGGCCTCTGATGCCGCCATCTGGAAAGCTTTTTCAGCCTCGCCAGTATTGCAAAGCTCTGAATAGGAACGGCCCATGACACGATAGGCGTAGCAACGCTCGTTATGCCATGTGGCGCGAGGCAGCTTTAGGTAGCTGTTACAGGCGTCAATGGCTTCCTGCCAGCGTGAATGGAAGCTCAGTTCGCGGGCATAATAAAAGGCATTACGCGGGCAATCTGGGTCTTCCTTCACCGAAAGCTCAAGGAGGTCCATGTACTGGCCCCTGCTCTTGGTCGGGTCCGGCATATGAACAGCCAAAAGCATGTCGGTCTGTGCCCAAACTTCAGTAATCCGGCCATCATTAACAGGGTATTCATGACACGGGTGGTGCCACATATAGCCGTGCTTGGCGTGGATTTTCTCATAATAGAACTGAATGCCGCAGCCCCAATCAAACATATAGCGAAGGCGGGTTGTCTCGCCCTTTTTCCAGACACGCTCAATCTCTTCGCGCCAGCCGGGCTGTAAAACCTCGTCAATGTCTAGACTGATGCAAACGTCAAAATCACGCGGAACTAATGCCAAAGCCGCATTCCGCGCCAAGTCAAAGCGCCAAGGTGTAATGGATATATGGTGAACAACAGCCCCATGCTTAATTGCCTCCTCCGGCAAACCGTCCGTAGAACCAGTATCAGCAATTAGTATCAAGTCTGCTTCTTTTGCCGATTCACAAAACCGAGGCACAAAATGTGCCTCATTCTTGCTGATTGCATATACAGCAATCTTCAAACGTTCATTACCGTCATTCACCATAGCTACCCCCTCTATAGCTAAGTTGATTATTCAGCCGCTTGCTGGAACGGCGGGTTCATCGGAACAATCGGAGGATTGATCTGATTGGCAATGTTCGCCGCAAGGCTAACATTCATGGCTGGAACGTCCAAAGACGCGCTACATGCCGAAATAGCCCAAGCTTCCGTAAGCTGATCATACGGAATGAAGTCAGCCGGATTGGGCGCACCGAGGCCAACCGTGCCATAGTTGGAAGCCGTATAGGTGCCGTCTGTCGCCGTATAAATCCAATGGATTGTCTTCACGACATCAGTCAAGCCGTCATCTGTTTTGGCAACATCAAAAACTGGGAAGTTCCAAGCGTATGTGATGCTCATTGCACCGACTCCTCTTTAGGCTGATCGGCCATCTGGGCCTGAGCCTGTTGTTGAATTTTCTGCACAAGCTCAAAGACCTGAGCATAGGGTGCATTTCCCAGTGCCTGAAGGATCATATTGATTTCAGCAACTGTAAGTTCCAATTTCATG